CGCAGCTATGGCAGTTCGCAATTTATGCAGCTGCTGCTGGTAGCCGGTGCTGCCAGTATCCGCAAGATTGATTGGGACCGGGTGGCATTCGGCCAGCTGCCGCTGCGGGAGTTCGCCGCATCAAAAACCTGGCTCTATTTCAACCAGAGCGGCAACGCCAGGTTCAACCAACGGCAGATCGGCGATGACAGCGACCCCTCCCGCGAGGGCGCCGCGCCGGGTGATGACGTGTGCCGGATCATCGATGGCGCAACTCGCCGCAGCGGCTACAGCCAGGCATTCAGCCCCAGCAGCCTGACCAGCTGCGGGACGTTCAATCCGATCCCGATCAACGTCCAGCTACAGGAGCGCAACAGCAAGGGCGACATTGTGACCGCCAACAACGGCATCACCCTGACCACCAACGGATGGGGCGCTGGCGGCAGTGGTCGCTACACGGTCGGCACACAGATCACGCTGGTGTTCGCCAAGACCCAGAACAAAAAAACCAACATCGCCGAAGAGGCTGCCCAGGAGCAGCGCTACCAGCTGGTGAGCAGCCTGGACCGTGGCAGCACCTACCAGCTGGGCACTGCCCGATTCGCCCTGCTCAGCATCACCGACAACACTAACCTTGACGACAACGAGGTGCGGGCCACGTTCCGCTGCATCGCTGCCGGCCGCACCCCGTCAACACCCTACGGCGACAGCAAGGCGCCGGAAAACGGCGCAAAGGATGATGACTTCTACACCAAGGCGCTGGTGAAGGCCGACAGTGCCGCGTATCAGACGGTGACAGCCTGCGAGATAGTGTCGTTCTCAATGCGGGTCAAGCTGTTTCGCCGCATCCAGGGCAGGCAGAAAAAATACGGCGACAGCGAGCCTGAGGGCTATAAGGCCAGCGACAACGGCATCAAAGCCCGGATGGCGTTCTTCCGGGTGCTGTATCGGCCGCTCAGTAGGTCTACTCAGAATCTGCTGCCGCTGATTATCGCCTGCCGCAGGTCCGCTGATCTTGATAATTTCATTAGCTTGGATTTCCGCGCCGGCAGTAGCGGCCAGAAGTGGGAGTTTGAGTTTCAGCCGATCAGCGATCTGGCGGCAGAGCGGGCGCAGAACGGGCAGAAACAAATCGCCTTGATTGAGAACAGCGGCAGGGGGCAGAGCTTCGCGCACGGCGGCAACCAGTTCCGGTGGGTAGGCAACCTGAAAGACATCAGCTCAGCGCTGAAAGATCGCGGGCCGGTGCTCACCAATGAGTGGGATCTGTTCAGCGTCCGCAGCGACACCGATATTCAGTTCAGTTTCGAGGCGGGCCCAGAGTTCCAGATCACGGCTGTCACAGAGCAGCAGCTGGGATCGACCGAGGGCAAGTACGCCCGGATGAGCACGCTGGCTTTCGGGGTGTTCAGCGGCCGGGGCGTGCAGGATCTGCGCAGCATCTCGGCGTTCGTCACCGAGGGCAAGGATTCATGGGTGGTGAATGATGACGGCACCTACAGCAAGAGCGCTGGCAGCACCAGCTGGGCGCCGGACATCTTCGCTGACACGGTGCTGGACAAAGAAAACGGCATCGGCCGGTATGCCAAGCCATCCGGCGTGGACTGGCAAGGCCTGGCCCTGAGCAAGCGGTTCTGCCAGAACAGCGGCCTTGGGTGCCAGCTGTTCATGGATCCGCTGATCGCTGAGGTCGGATCCTGGCGGCAGTTCTGGGCCGAGGCGGCACCCTACTCGCTGCTGGAGTTCGGCAAGATCGGCGGGAAGGAAACGCTGGTGCCGGCGGTGCCGGTGAACAGCAGCGGCCGCGCCAATCGCCGCGTGAACATCTCGGCGCTGTTCACCACCGGCAACATCCTGGAGGGCTCCTACCGCGAAGAGTTCCTCGACTACGGCGCCAGCGCTCAGGATCTGATCGCCACGATGATCTATCGGGAAACAGAAGAGGATGACGTGTTCCCGCGCAATGCCAGCGTGGATGTGCAGCTGGTGGATGCTGTCGAGGATGCGGCAATCCGCCAGACGTTCGACCTATCGCAGTTCGTTACCCAGCGCAAACAGGCGATCCTCTACGGCAAACTGTTGTGCAACCAGCGGCGATGGGTGCGGCGCGGCATTGAGTTCCAGACCTTCCCCACCGACACACCGGTAAGCCCTGGCGCCTACATCTACGTGGACGTGGGCCTGAACACCTGGGACCGGATGACGGCGGGCGTGGTGATGCCTGGCGGCGCGCTCAATGCCCCGCTGAGCGATCGGATCCGCGACGGCACCTATGCGGCGCTGGTGTATCGCAGCGGCGGCAACGTCCGCTCGCTGGCCAGCGTGACGGTGGCGGACGGCAAGGCCAACGCCCTGAGCGATGACGCTGGCGCCATGTTCGTGCTGGGCGCGGCAACCGATCGCAAACGGGTGTTTCGGGTAACAGAGGTGACAATGAGCGAGGAAGGAGAGGTGACAGTTAAGGCGCTGGAGCACCCCTGCGAGACGGTGGACGGCAACCTGCTGAGCCGGGTGGCTAATTTCAGTGACGCGCTGTTTGTGGTGCGGTGAATAGCCTGAATGCGCAGGGAGGCGTCAGCTGATGGGTTACTACACAGGCCGAACCGGGGCGCTGGTCTTCAACGGCAAGCCCGTTGCGAAGGTGCAGAGCTGGTCTGTGGAAACCAGCGTTGACCTGCTGCCCACCACCGATCTGGGAGCCGATGCGCGGTCGTTCATCCCATCGCTAAAGGGCGCAACGGGCAGCGCCACCCTGATGTACTACCGGCTGGAGCCGGGCGAGTCGGCGCAGAAAACGCAGTTCACCGCGCTACTGGCCAAGATCCACAAGAGGGGCGCCATCACCGAACAGGACCGAGTGTTCCTGGAGCTGGACGTAGACACCGGCGGAATTGACGACATCAAGATGTACGCCTACATCACCAGCGCTGTGATCGGCTCGGCGGTGGGTGAGCTGGTGGTGGTGCCGATTCAATTCACGATGGACGGAGACTTTGACGAGGCCATCAACCAGGCCAACTGATGACGCACTACCTCGGCACGAAGGGCAACGTCAAGCTGAGGCGTGGCACCAAGGCATTCATCGGCCGGGTGTCTGATCAGATCATCCCCGACGATGTGAACACGTCGCTCAATCGGCTGTCGTTTGATGGGGCGATTAACAATATATTGATTGGCGATCGTGTTGATATTACTACAACTGATGAGCGGGGGCTGGTGTGTTTTGCAGCTTCAGTATGGGGTGAGTCAAGTGGTGGCCCGTCAGTGGAAGTACCAGGCGCTAGTCTTACTGCGTTAAATGGAGCGCAGATTGTTACATTGAATGAGCTTCCAATTGTTGCGCTTGACACTCAGGTTATCAGTCAGCCGAGTGTGATAGCAGGAAAAAGTTTTACCGCATACGTGCATGTCAACGCCGTGGGTGGCCTGCGGTTCTTCCCGACCTTCACCGATGCGGTCAACAACGTCCGCGCCAATGAGATTCCGCTGGCAGCATTCACCGGCGACCCGCTGCAGATCAGCGTGCGCGTGCGTGATGTGCAGTTCAACCTATTGGGATCGGTGGAGGGCTACGAGTTCAACACCGACCGGCAGACAATTGACGCCACGAGCCTCAATGATCGGTTTCGCCAGCAGCTATCCGCCGGCCTGATCAGCGGCGCTGGGCGGATCGAGTGTGAGTTCAACTATCTCACGATCGGGCTTACTGAGCCGTCTCTGCTGCTGCTGCAGCTGATCCAGCGGGTGGAGATTGGCAGCGAGTTTGATCTAGCCCTGTATCTGACCGACAAGGACATTGATCCCACGGTTGAGACGGTCTTCTACAACCTAACCGCCGTAGTGAATCGCTCCGGTGTGCAGGTGCGAGCTGGCGACATCGTGCGCTGCGCCATTGATTTTGTCACCACCGATGAAATCCAGCTGGTGTATGGCAAGCCAGCTAACTATATCCTGAAGGAGGATAGCGACCGCATCGAGCTGGAGCAGTCGCTGGACTACCTGCTGCAGGAAGTGGACGACTGAGCCCGTCCGTAGCCTGAGCCTGTGGACGGTCGCGGTGAGGCGCACCCTTGGCTGATCAGCGGATAACCCAGCTCACGGCCCTGTCAAAGGCGGGTGCGGCGGCTAATGATGTGGTGCCCATCGCCGACATCTCCGCCAGCGAGACCAAGAAAATCACGCTGAAGGATTTGGTTGCCGCAGGCATCGACCTGGTGGACGCCGGGGAGATCGACCTAGCCAAGCTGGATCAGACCAGCGTTACCAAGCTGGGTGCCGCGGCGATCGGCGATGGCGTGCTCACCGCCGCCAAGATGGCCGCCGATGCGGCAACAGCCGTTGCGGTCACAGCCCCCAGCACGGGGAACCATCGCGGCCGTGGGTGGCTGCACAGCGGCACCGGCAATCTGCAGGTGTGGGACGGGGCAGCGTTCCAGCAGGTGGTGATGCCCACCGCCGGCATCGGTGATCTGCAGGTGACCGCCGGCAAATTGGCTGACGGTGCTGTGACCACCGCGAAGGTGTCGCCGCTCGGTTCGGCCGCCTATGCCGCCGGATCGGTGAATACCGCCGCGCTGGCGGATCTGAACGTGACCAGCGGCAAACTGGCCGATGGAGCGGTACTGGCTGACAAGATCGGCACGGGTGCTGTCATCACGGCCAAGTTGGGCGCCGGTGCGGTGACCTACGACCGCATTCAGAACGTCTCTGCTACCGATCGACTGCTGGGCCGCAGCTCTGCCGGTGCGGGGCCGGTTGAGGAAGTGCCGCTGACTGCTGCTGGCCGCGCCCTGATCGCTGGCGTTGATACTGCAGCGCAGCGCAGCACACTAGGCCTGGGAACGCTGGCGACAGCATCCGGCACCTGGACGGACGGATCGACGTTCGCAGGCACCAGCTCAGGCACTAACACCGGCGATCAGACCATCACCCTCACTGGTGACGTAACCGGCACTGGGACTGGGACGTTCGCCGCAACGATCGCCGATGGGGCAATCACCGAACTGAAGTACGCCGCACTGAGCATCCCCACCGGCGCGGTGAAGGATGACGCAATCACCGCGGCCAAGCTGGCGGATCAATCCTCTGCGGTAGTGAGCAACGGATCCCCGTCGGGCGATGGAGCGTTTGTGGGGCAGCAGTGGTTCAACGCTGCCACGGGTGTGGTGTGGACATGGACCGGCAGCGAGTGGCAGGAACACCAAGCACCGACCATCCCTGAATCTGGTGTTCCCGACCTGAACGCCAGCAAGATCACAGCCGGCGAGTTCCCGACCGATCGCCTGGCGGATGATGCCGTGACCGGCGTCAAGCTGGCGGATTACAGCGTGGGGAAACTGGGCGAGGCGATTCCAGTTGCTGATTACATCAGCCAGCTGTATTTCAACCCATTGGATAAAGCCTTCTTCATGTGGGATGGCAACGTCTGGCAGCCGATCGGGATCAGCACCGGCGCGGTCAAGTTTGCCGGCACCTATGACGCCTCCGACAATGAGGTGGCCAGCACCACCGCCGAGGGCGCAACGCTGGGCCTAGTGGTCGGCAACGCATTGCCTGCCGCTGCGGCGGCCAACTCGGGCTACTACCTAGTGGTGAGCGAAAGCGGCACCGGCACCAGCCCGGCGCCTGCTGTTGCGCTGGCGCCGCCTGATCTGCTGCTCTCTACCGGCACGGCATGGGTCGAGGTGGATACATCGGCGGGCTACACCACGCAAACCGCCAGCGGCGTGGATTTCGTCGCTACCGGCGAGATCGTCGCCACCAACGTGCAGCTGGCGATCGAGGAGGTGAGCAACGAGTGCCGTAACGCCAGCAACCTGACCAGCGGCACCCTGGCGGTCGCCAGGGGCGGCACCAACGTGGCCAGCTACACCAAGGGCGATCTGCTGGCGGCCAGCGCCGCCACGACCCTCGCCAAGTTGACGGTAGGCACCAACGGCCAGGTGCTGGTAGCGGATAGCAGCACAGCCACGGGCCTGCGGTGGTCCACCAACATCACCGGCAACGCCGCCACCGTCACCAATGGCGTCTACACCAGCGGCACGCAGACCATCGGCGGAGCCAAGACGTTCTCCAACGCACTGGTGAGCGATGGCACCTTCACCGCTAACGGCACGGTGTTCAGTTCCGGCATTCGCACCAATACCACTACAGGGGTGAGCGCCAACGTATTTCTGAACACCGCCAACGATCAGGTGCAGCGGGTCACGTCATCGCGGAAATACAAAATCGAGATTGAGACAGCGCCATTGGCCGAAAGCCGCCGGATCCTGACGGCCACTAGGCCGGTGAGCTA